GATGTTTCTTGGGGGAGAAGACAACCCAGCGGTAAAACTTTTAAGGTCAGGCGAGCCATTGCCAGCAGTTGATATGCCGGGCAAGTTGTATCAGGTTGACCTTCCGGATGCCAAGATTGAGCAGATGTTGGACTGGGACAAGCCGTTGAGTGATCAACCTAAAGAAGTTCGTCAGGCGTTGACAAGGTTGGCTCAAAATGCGGCCCAATCTGATGAGCAACTGATGAAAGATTTCCAAAGGCTCGGAGCGTCTGCGCCAGCTAATCAGCTATATGCCGCTCTCGTCCAGAGAGCTGTCAGGTTGAAAAAATACGAAGGCATGAGGGCCGGCATCCCCGAGGACAAGGCAATCCCATCGTTGTCCTATGGACAGCAAATTGCATCGGAACAATTGCGCCAAGCCGGCATCCCCGGCATCAAATATCTAGACCAAGGTTCTCGCGCAGGCGAAAAGGGTACGCGCAACTTCGTCGTATTCCCCGGCGAGGAGCAGAGTCTGACCATCCTTGAGCGGGATGGGGTGAAGGCTGAAGTGCCGAAGCCTGATGAACTTGCGTATCACGGAACAACGAAACAAGCAGCAGCCGCGATAGAACGGGAAGGGTTTGACCTGACTCGCGCCGCAGACGGGACTGTATGGTTAACCAGCAACCCCAACATTGGCGAGGTTGCTGCTACTGGAAAGGGTGGCATGGTCTCGCGCTCGGTTTCAGGATTGAAACTTGGCGGCTGGGATGAGATGGACAAGTACAGCACAGACGAACTTATCGCAAAGGGATACGACGGACTCAGGCTGAAGGATGGCGATGAAATCACTTACCAAATCTTCAATCCTGAGAAACTGAAAGTCCCAACAAAGGCTGAAGTGCCGAAGCCTGTTGCTCCCGTCATTGACACGACAAAGCCAAAGCGTGAGCAACTGCGCCGATTGCATCAGCAAAGCGGCGTGTCGTTTGTTGACGCAACTATTGACCGTGGTGGAGCGCATACGCCTGCCGGGCCAACCAGCGGAAGTCCTGCATATGACGTTGCGCTAAACGGAACGTATCCAGAAGACTTCTATGGCGCAAACGGATTGCGCTATTACGGCACTGGTTACGATGAAATGGACAGGCAAGCGTATGACAAATTACGCAGGCTTGAGGGCAATCCAAACTCAAAAATAGAAGTCTACCGTGCCGTTGAGAAGGACGGCCCAAAGACTATCTCGCCCGGCGATTGGGTTACGACTGTTCGTGACTACGCAAAAGACCATGGCGAAAGCGCACTGAGTGGCGACTACAAAATCATCAAGATGCTGGTCAATGCCCGCGACATTTACACCGCTGGCGACTCTATGCTGGAGTACGGATACCATCCGCAGCCAAGGATGCCTCAGTTGCCAAAGGTTACTAAGTAATGCCAACCACCAAGCAACGACTGCTGCAAGCGTACAAGTCCGGCAGCACTCACTGATTTTGCACTCCCGCGTGCGCCGGGAAGAGAATGCGCCCAAAGGGTTCCGGCTCCCTACACAGCCGAGTTGAGGGGTCACGCTATGGCAGACGATTTGGACACGACCAGCACCGACGCATTGGCAGACGAAGCCGAAACGCTCGATGACCAGCAGACCGAGACGGCACTGGACAGCGAGCAAGCCGAGGACGAAGTTGTTGTGCAGATTGGGGAGGAACCGCCACCTCCAGAGGAGCAGGCCCGCGCCCCTGATTGGGTACGCGAGTTGCGAAAGAGCCACCGGGATCTCCAGCGGAGGAATCGGGAACTTGAGGAAAAGGTGAAGGTCGTTGCGGTTGAACAAAAACCGCAAGTTGGCAAGAAGCCTACCCTTGAGGACTTGGACTACGACGCGGAGCGGTACGAAGCAGCACTGTCGAGTTGGTACGACCAAAAGCGTCGTTCTGACGAGGTGGAAGCCAAGGCCAGAGAGGCTGTCGCAGCGCAAGACCGCGCTTGGCAAGCCAAACTGGACTCCTACGGCAAGGCGAAAGCCGAGCTGAAGGTGCGGGACTTTGAGGACGCTGAGTCATTTGCTCAGGAGACGTTCTCAGTCACGCAGCAAGGCGTGATGCTGCAAGGTGCTGAAAACCCCGCGTTGGTCATCTACGCGCTCGGCAAGAACCCGACCAAGGCGAAGGAACTTTCCTCGATTTCCGACCCCGTCAAGTTCGCCTTTGCCGTTGCCAAGTTGGAAGCCCAACTCAAGGTGACGCCGCGAAAGGCTCCCCCGCCACCGGAGCGGGCTGTGCGTGGCACAGCGCCTGTTTCGGGAACGGTTGACTCAACACTGGAGCGCCTGCGAGACGAAGCGGCACGCACGGGAAACATGAGTAAGGTCATGGAATACCGGCGGCGGCAGAAAGCGCAGGCCAAGTAACCATCATCACTTTCGGAGTTTACGACAATGGCAAATGCCTTTAGCAAAGAAGAACGAGTTGCCTTTGAGGACATCCTTGAGGGCTTTCAGGACGCGCTAGTTCTGTCGCGCAACGTCTCGCTGTACAACACGAACAGCACCGAGATGGAGCGCAGCAACAACATCATCTGGCGTCCGCAGCCCTACATCATGCAGTCCTTCACCGGCACTGACATGACTTCCAACTTCAAGGACGATGTGCAGCTCTCGGTTCCTGCCACGCTCGGCTTCAACAAGTCTGTGCCGTGGGTGCTGACCGCGACGGAACTGCGTGACGCCTTGCAGGAAGGTCGCCTTGGCTCCAGCGCCAAGCAGAAGCTTGCCAGCGACATCAACGTCGCCATCAACAACGTCGCCGCCCTTCAGGGTACGCTCGTTGTGAAGCGCACGACCGCCGCCTCGGGCTTTGACGATGTGGCCCAGTGCGACACGCTGATGAACGAAAGCGGCGTGCCGCAGTTTGACCGCTACATGGCGCTGTCTAGCCGCGACTACAACGGCATGGCGAACAACCTGTCGGCCCTCTCGCGTTCGTTCGGCAACACCAAGACCAACAGCGCCTATGAAAAGGCGTACGTTGGCCCGGTGTCGGGCTTTGAGACGTACAAGATGGACTATGCCTATCGCAAGGCTGCACAGCTTGGCGGCGCTGGCCTGACCATCTCGACGCTCAATGCCGCCGTCAACTACTACATCCCGAAGGCAACTTCGACTGCTGGTACTGGCGAAACGGCGAACGTGGACAACCGCTACCAGACAGTCACGGTTTCCAGCACCACGAACGTGGTTGCTGGCGATGCGTTCACCATTGCCGGTATCAATAACGTTCACTACATCACGAAGCAGGACACGGGGTCGCTCAAGACCTTCCGCGTCATCTCCGTGACGAACGCCACGACGATGGTCATTTCGCCTCCCATCATCAGCAATCAGGTTGCCAATGATGCATCGGCGCAGTACCAGAACTGCGTTGCCAACACCACGAGCGCCACTGCCGCCATTGTGTTCTTGAACACGGTTGCTGCTCCGGTCAACGTGTTCTGGCAGAAGGACGCGCTGGAAATCCTGCCGGGCCGTTACGCGGTTCCGAATGATGCTGGCGCTGCCGTGATGCGCGGTGCGACCGACCAAGGCATCGAGCTGGTGATGACTAAGCAGTACGACATCAACACGATGAAGACGAAGTACCGCGTGGACACGTTGTTTGGCGTCGTGAACAAGCAACCCGAAATGTCGGGGATTCTACTTTTCTCACAAACCTAAGTGGTCACGGAGGGGGCGGGTTCCTCGCCCCTTCCAGTTGATACCCCCGCGTAGCCCCCGCTGCGCCATTTGGGGAGGCGTAAAAACCTCCCCGCTTTTTGGAGCAAGAACAATGCCGCTGAAGAAGGGGTATTCCGCAAAGACCGTGAGCCGCAACGTGGCTGCGGAAATGAAGGCTGGCAAGCCGCAGAAGCAGGCAGTCGCCATTGCGCTGTCTACCGCTCGCAAGTCTGCCATCAAGGCAGGCAAGCCCGGCAAGGTCGCTCCTGCCCCAAAGAAGGGCAAGTGATGGAGTTTCCGCGCTCCCTGTTCAAGTCCCCCGGAGACCAGTGGGTTGGTGGCGGCTCGTTCGCTATCGAACACGTTGAGGATATGGCGCAGTACCACGCTGCCAAAAAGGCTGGGTGGTTTGACTCCGTGCCGGAAGCACTGGACGCATGGCGCAATGGCGCTGCTCCTGTTGCTGACGATGCGCCGCCGACTCGCGCTGAGATGGAAGAAATGGCCCGCTCGCTGGGCATCAAGTTTGACGGACGCACCACTGATGCCGCATTGTTGCGGAAAATCTCTGAGGCTTGACGCATGGCCTACAGCAAGCGCCAGTTCGTGATTGCCGCCCTTGAGGAAATCGGGCTTGCGTCGTACATCTTTGACGCCCAGCCGGAGCAGTTGCAGAGCGCCCTCGTGCGTCTCGATGCCATGATGGCAAACTGGAACGGCAAGGGCATCCGCTTGGCTTACCCGCTGCCGGGTACTCAGGGCGCATCCTCGCTAGACGAGGACACTTCCGTACCTGATTCGGCAAACGAGGCGGTCATCACCAACCTCGCTGTGCGCCTCGCTCCGTCCTACGGCAAGACGGTATCGCCTGACACCAAGGCGATTGCGCGTGATGCGTACAACCTCATCCTGTCGCGTTCCACGATGCCGCCTGAAATGCAGTTGCCTGACACGATGCCTGCGGGCGCTGGCAACAAGCAGTGGAACGTCTACGGCACTTACATAAACCCACCTTCTGACCCTGTACTGACGGGTCAGGACGGCGTGCTGGAGTACGATTGATGCCTACGATTAACAACCTTTCCTCGGTCAGCACGGTAACGGCTGGCGACCAGTTCCCGCTGTACTCGCCCAGCAATGGCGATGCCCGCAAAGCGTCCATGTCGCTCATCATGGACTACGTCAACGCCAACCTGACCACGGCGTACAGCACCGTCCCGGCTACTAAGACCTCGGACTTCGTGCTGGGCGACACCGAGCAGGAACTCATCGTCAACAAGGCGTCCTCCTGCATCGTAACGCTGCCTGCCGCATCCGCTTGGACTGGTAGGATTGTTTGGTTCAAGACCATTCAGGCGCAAACGCTGGTTTCGGCATCGAGCAACGTCGTGCCGCTGACTGGCGGTGCTGCTGGCACTGCCATCCTCGCTGCGACCGCTGGCAAGTGGGCCAAGCTGGTCAGCGACGGTTCCAACTGGATTATCATGGCTGCGGCCTAAGGAAATACGAACATGACCAACGCAACCACGTTTGCCCCGCGCTACGGCTCCGGCGTTACCGTTGCACCGACTGCGGTTTCTGCCTCATCGCTGCTCGGCTACAACAACAAGTCGCTGTGCCTTACGAACCTGTCCACCACGCAGACGGCATACGTCCGCACGGGCCTGACGGGTCTCACGGCATCCTCTGCCGACTACCCGATTCCGGCGCTGGCTCAGGTGTCCATCAGTAAGCCTGATGACCACGATTACATCGCGTATGTCTGCCCCGGCGGTACTGGCTCGCTGCACATCATGGCTGGCGAAGGGTTCTGACCCATGTACGTTCGGCCTCGGTTTAGGTTCAGACCTCGCAACGCTGGCGGTGCTGGTGGTAGCGGCTTCCTATCGACCACTGGCCCAACGCTTGACCTCGTATTTGCCGCGCCTTCCAGCAGCGGCATTCCGGTTGCAACTGATAACGATTCGCTTGATTTGAACTTCATCACGCAGACGTATCAAGTCGCGGTGCAGTATCAGGTGTGGGAGTAAAACATGGGCCTCGTCGCAAAAGCCTTTCAGGACATCATCACGTTCTCGCGTAGCACGCAGACGGGAACTTACGTCAACAGCAACGGCTACATCACGAACTCGTCGGTGCTGAACTACCTGACGTACTCGAACCAGCCTGAGAATGCGGCGTGGACAAAGAGCAATTCGTTTGTGCAGCAGAATCTGCTGTTGTATTCGGAAGACTTCACAAATCCAAATTGGCCGACTACTAACGTAGCAGCCCCTACCGCAAACACAACAATTGCGCCTGATGGTACTCTGACCGCAGATACGCTTACCTGTTCTGCTGGCTTAAATACCCACAACATCCAGCAAAATACTACCCTTACGGGAACGCCCGTTACGTTTTCAGTTTATTTAAAAGCCGGAACGCATTCGTTTATTCAAATTTTTCACGGCTCTTTGTTAACTACTTACGCCAACTTCAACCTTTCTACTGGTGTGCTTGGCACGGTTGGCGCGTCGTTTACCGCCTCAATCACTGCCGTTGCTAATGGGTTTTACCGTTGCACGGTGACCTTTACGCCAACAGCTTTCTCTGCGTTTCGTATTGCGTTCATCTCCTCTGCAACTGCGGTCTATAACGAAAGTTGGACTGCCGCAGGCACGGAAACCGTGTACCTGTGGGGCGCCCAACTCGTCCAAGGCTCCGTCCCCGGCGACTACCGCGCCACGACCTCCGCTGCTCTGCCGTGCCTGTATGCGGACTGCAACGGTGCGCTGCGGGCGAGGAAGATTTGCGAGGATGCTGTGGCAAGCACAGTTCACTTTTTGAATCGCACTGCTGCCACTCCCGGAATTCCTCAGACGCTATATGTAGTTGCAAAACCGGCAGAAAGAAGTCAGCTGGCTATTCAGCTTGGAACTGTAGTTGCTTACTACAACTTGGCAACCGGCACAGTAATCAGTGGCACAGGCGCAAGCATTGAAAGCGCAGACAACGGCTACTTTCGTTGCATCCTGAGCGGAACTCCGTCAAACAGCAACAGCCAGATTTACATCGTAAACGGAGGCGTTGCGACCTACACCGGCGACGGCTCCTCCGGCATCTACATCGCCGACGCGCAACTGAACGACGGCTCATCCGCGCTGGCGTACTACGACACCTCTGCCTCTGCGTACAACGCACCGCGCTTTGACTACGACCCTGTGACCCTTGCGGCGAAGGGGTTGTTGATTGAGGAGCAGCGGGCGAATCTGCTGTTGCAGAGCAACGACTTTCAGACTTCGTGGAGCGTTACCAACATCACGCGCACGCTGAACAGCACGCTGTCGCCCAGCGGCAATGTTGATGGCGTGAAGATTGCGGCGACTGCAACGGCAGCAACTGCGCTATATCAGCAGGCAAACGTCGCCGCCACTTCTGCCACGTTCTCTGTGTACGTAAAACAAGGAACTGGTGCTACTACTGCAAACAGCTTCGTCATCCGAAACATAACGACCCTAACCAATTTGATTGCGGGTACGTTGGACTACAGCACTGGCGTGTTTACTTACTTCGTCGGCAGCACGGGTGTTGTCGTATCAAATGCAAGAAATGGCTGGTGGCGCGTGCAGATTTCTGCGACTACCGGCATTACGTCTGGTGACTTGATTGCTGGTTACGTCGGATTTAGTGGCGGAGCAGCAACCATAGGCGACCACCTATACGCCTACGGCGCTCAACTAGAAGCCGGAGCCTTCGCCACCTCCTACATCCCCACCGTCGCCTCGCAGGTCACTCGCGGCGCGGATGTGGCAAGCGTGAACACGCTGTCGCCGTGGTTTAACAGCGTAGGCGGGACGCTTTACTTTGAAGGCGTAACCACTGCGCCTGTCGATACTACCGTGCGCAATGCCGTAAGCATTACCGATGGTACCACGGCAAATATGCACCGTATTTTTTCGTATGCCGGACAAATTGGCGGTAGCACCGCAAACGGCGTCTCAACTGTTGCCGACTTGCGGCCTCTTACTTACACGTCCGCTGCAACTTTTAAGTTTGCGTATGCGTATGCAGCCAATAATTTTGCTGCGGTTGGCAATGGTGGCGCGCCGTCAACAGATACTCTTGGCACTCTTCCTACTGGTCTATCAGTTATGAATATCGGCAACCCTGCTAATTACTGGGGATTTTGGGTTCGCCGCATCACCTACTACCCGCGCCGCCTGACTAACGCCGAACTCCAGACGCTCACCACGCTGTAAGGAACGAACATGACCGACCTGTACCTCAAGTTCGCAGACGAGGCCGAGGCCGAGCCGTTCCTCTACGACATCGTGGATGTAGACGGTGCGCTGGAGAAGCAGCCGAAGTACCTCAACACCGACGTACTTGGCGTTCTCTACAACGTGGACAACACCGACCCCGAGAACCCGGTGTACACGCCGATTGACGGCTGGCACGTGAACCTGCGCGTCGGGGACTACGACCCCCTGCTTGACGCCTTCCGCGTGAACCCAGAGCCGATGGTGTGGAGGCGCGTATGGGGTTGAAGTTCCCCATCGACAAGCAAGCCCACTTTTGGTGGGGCTGGGCGATTGCTGCCACGCTGTACCCGGTCAACCTGTGGTTCGCCATCCTTGTCGCTGCCCTTATGGGCGCGGCTAAGGAGCTGTGGGACGCGCAGGGACACGGGACGCCCGACGCCAAGGACTTCGCCGCAACAGCCCTTGGCGGGGCTTGTGGTGGCTTGTGCTGCGTCCTGCTGGGTGCGCTCAGTGGCTAAGTCTCCGGCATGGACGCGCAAGGAGGGCAAGAACCCCGCTGGCGGGCTGAATGCCAAGGGCCGTGCGTCTGCCAAGGCTGCGGGCATGAACCTGAAGCCGCCTGCGCCGAACCCCAAGACTGCCGAGGGTAAAGCCCGGCGCAAGTCGTTTTGCGCCCGCATGGAAGGCATGAAGGACAAACTGACCAGCGCCAAGACCGCGAAAGACCCTAACAGCCGCATCAACAAATCGCTGCGTGCTTGGAACTGCTGATGGCACAAATACCAGTCCTGTCGGGCATCTACACGGACAACGGGCCGGACTTCCGGCGCTCGTACCCCGTGAACCTCGTGCCAGTTGCGCTGCCCAACGGCATCAGCAACGGCTACGTCCGTCCTGCTGACGGCGCACGTGCTGTCAGTGCTGGCCCCGGCATTGACCGTGGCGGCATCGAGGTCAACGGCTTCCACTACCGCGTCATGGGTACGAAGTTCGTGCAGGTGCTGACCGACAACAGCGTCGTGACCATTGGAGACGTTGGCGGTACTGGCCCGGTAACGCTGGATTACTCGTTTACGCTGGTGGCAATCGCCTCCGGCAACAACCTTTTCTACTTTGACATTGCCGCCAACACGCTCACGCAAGTGACCGACCCCGACCTTGGGGTGGTGCTGGATGTGGCATGGGTTGACGGGTACTTTATGACCACTGACGGTCAGTATCTGGTCGTGACCGAGTTGTCAGACCCGTATGCGGTCAACCCGCTGAAGTACGGCTCCAGTGAAGCCGACCCCGACCCCGTGGTGGCGCTTATCAAGCTCCGCAATGAGGTCTACGCCCTGAACCGACACACCATTGAGGTGTTCGATAACGTCGGTGGCGATCTGTTTCCGTTTGCCCGCATTGAGGGCGCTCAGATTCAAAAGGGCTGCGTCGGTACGCACGCCTGCTGCCAGTTTGCGGACGCCATTGCGTTCCTTGGCAACGGTCGCAACGAAGCGCCGTCCGTGTACCTTGGCGCTAACGGCAACGCGCAGAAGATTGCGACCCGCGAGATTGACACCATCCTTGCCGAGTACACCGAGACGCAGTTGGCTGCGGTTGAGATGGAATCTCGCATTGGCAACGGTCAGCAGCAGTTATTCATTCACCTGCCTGACCGGACGCTTGGCTACGATATCGTTGCCTCGCAGGCCGTGGGCGAGCCAGTTTGGTTTGTCCTGACGGGTGCGCTGTTTGGCTTCAGCGTGTACCGTCCCCGCCACCTAGTTTGGGTCAATGACGCATGGTACTGCGGTGACACCGCCTCCAGTAGCGTTGCCATCCTTGACCCTGACATTGGCACGCAGTTTGGCAACGAAGTGCGTTGGGAATTCGGCACGACCATCATTTACAACGAAAGCCGTGGCGCAATCATCAACGAGATGGAACTGGTCGCGCTTACCGGGCGCGTTGCGGTTGGCAGCAACCCGACCATTTCCACGGCGTATTCGCTTGACGGCGAAACGTGGTCAATGGAGCGGTACATTTCTGCCGGTAAGTCTGGCGACCGCTCCAAGCGCCTTTGCTGGTTCCGCTGTGGCATCCTCCGCAACTGGCGCATTCAGCGGTTCTCCGGTACGTCCAGCGCCCGTCTGACGCTTGCCCGCCTTGAGGCGCAACTCGAGCCGCTGGCGTACTGACCGTGGCTACCAGCCCTTACCGCTTGCACCTGACCCGAGACCAACTCGCGGCGTTCCTGAAAGACCCCAAGTCAATCAAGCAGTTTGAGCGGCTGTTTGCGTCTGCGGACGCCACGCAACCGGAAACCATCTTTGAGGTGGCAGTCTCTGCCGGAAACGGCATTGCCGCTGCCAATCAGGCTATTTCGCGGGTGTCAGCGGTAGAGCAGCAGGTTGCTGCACTGGCGGCGGCGCCTGCCGTCAAACCGCCTGAGTCGCGTCGATACGGGTCTTTTTATAGCACCGCCACTCAAACCGTGGCAACCATCAACACTGCCACGGCAATGACCTTCAACACGACCGACATTTCGTTTGGCGTGTACGTCGGCACACCTACCAGTCGCATTTACGTTGACCGTGGTGCGCTCTACAACCTTCAGTTTTCGGCTCAGTTGGACAACACATCTGGCGGCATTCATTTGGCCTACATCTGGCTGCGAGTGAACGGGCTTGATGTCCCGTACAGCGCCGGTCAGTTGCGTCTCAAAGGCAACGACGGCGAACTCGTGGCAGCATGGAACTACCTCGCGCAGTTGAATCAGGGCGACTATTTTGAGTTGATGTGGGCTGCGGCAGACACCTCGGTGCAACTGCTTGCCACATCAGCAACGGCATTCTGCCCCGCCATCCCCTCGCTCATCCTGACCGTCACCGACAACATTGGGAACTAACATGGCTGTCACGATAAAAAACATCATCCCCCGCCAGTACGCCTCAACGTCGTCCACGACGATGTACACGGCGTCCAACTGCAAGGCGTCCATCGACAAGTTCACCGGGACAAACGTCTCGGGCGGCAACGTCCTGATGTCGGTTTACCTTGTGGTGTCCGGCGGCGTGGCTGGCAACAGCAATGCCATCTACCTGAACCGTTCCATCGTGCCCGGTGAAACTTACGACTTCCCCGGCCTTGTGGGGCAGGTACTGGAGTCCGGCGGGTTCATTGTGGCATCCGTCTCGGGCGCTAATTCTATTGTCGTTTCTGCCGCTGGCAGGGAGTTCACCTGATGAAAATGCCAGAAATCATGGTCATGGGCGGTATCCCCGAGGAATCGTTCCCGACCCCGGCGCAGAACACGCGCACGACCAAAATGCTCATTGACGAGTGGCAGTTGGGGCCGCTCAAGACCTCTGTCCGTCCCACGGAAAACAAACCTTTTTGGGACAAACTGGCAAAGTCGTGGGAGGTTGACTCCAAAGAAGCCCGGCGCCGGTTCTGCGCTAACTGCGAGTACTTCCAGAACGGCCCTGAGTGGCAGGAGAAAATGGAATCGATCCCGCTGAACGCCCTCGATGAGGACGGCGGTGGTCGCGGTTTCTGCGAGCGTTTCGACTTCGTTTGCCACAACCTGCGGGTCTGTCAGGCATGGGAACCGCGTGAATGTGAAGGGGAGGACTGATTTTGGACGCCCCTGAGACCGCGTGGGAAAATCTGCCCGCCGAGCATTCTGAGCTTCCGGCAGCTCTCCCGTGTGCCGAGGCGACCGGAGTGGCTGAAATCTCCCTTCCTGCTGACACGAAGTTCCAGTCCATCTATGACTTGGAAGCGGCGCTTCTGCGTCTGCCGCAGGTTGACGTTCAGACCGAGCATTCCTTCTGCAACGGCCTGTACGCCCGCACAATCCACGTTCCTGCTGGTGTTCTCATCACGGGCGCTGTGCATCAGCACGAATCCTTTTGGGTCATGCGAACTGGCACGTTGGCGCTGACCCTTGATGACGGCGAGGCTGTCGTGGCCTATTCCGGAGACATGGGCAAGTCCCCTGCTGGCGTCAAGCGTGCCGGACTGGCGCTGACTGACGTTGTTTTCACCACGTTCCACGCCAATCCGGACAACGAGATTGACCCTGAACGACTGTGGATTCAGTACACCATTGCACCGTCGCGGGCGGCGCTTGAGGCTTCAAACCATCCCGCGCTGGAGAGAATCCAATGAGTTTTTGGGTAGCAGGAGCCGTTGTTGTCGGCTCAGTTGGAGGCGCCGTCATTCAGGGTAGCGCATCCTCTCGTGCGGCACGCGCACAGCAGCAGGCATCGCAACAAGGAATTGATGAAACGCGCCGCCAGTTTGACGTATCTCAGGCCATCATGGCTCCGTACACGGATGCCGGTACGGAAGCCCTTACGGGGCTGAAGCCCTACGTTGACGTTGGCCCTGAGGCTCTTGCTCAGCAGCGCATCCTTGCAGGTTTGGAAGGGCCAGAGAAGCAGCGTGAGGCAATCAATGCCCTTGCTGCCAATCCTGAGTTTCAGGCGCTTACCCGTCAGGGCGAGGAGGCCATGCTGCAAAACGCCTCCGCTACCGGCGGGCTGCGTGGAGGCAACATCCAAGGCGCACTGGCGCAATACCGTCCGCAGATGCTTCAGGACTACATTGGGCAGCAGTACGGTCGCCTTGGTGGCTTGACTCAGTTGGGACAATTGACCAGTCAGAACATTGCGGCACTCGGTCAGGCATCTGCCGCTGGTCAGGCGGCTGGCGCACTCGAAACTGGCAAAAACATCACTGGATTACTTGGGGATATTGGCGCATCTCGCGCTGGCAATGCGCTGCAACAAGGTCAAATGTGGGGCAGTCTTCTTGATTCTGCACTCACGTTTGGCGGCGCCGCAAAAAAAGCAGGTAAGTGGTAAAAAATTATGGCACTTCAAGCTCCAATCAATTACGGAATCAACATCCCTGACGCTAGCAAGGCGTTTGAAAAAGGGATGATGTGGCGTCAGCAAGAAGAGTCTCGTCGCGCTCAAATTGCTGAAGGCGAGCAAATTAAAAAGGACATTGGCGCACTTGGATTGAATCCTTCTGTGCAGTCTATCAATGCGCTGATTGTGAAGTACCCGGCGCTTGCCGAGCGGTTCAAGAAGCCGCTTGAGATTTTGTCTGAGCAAGAACGTCAGACTAAGCAGTCTCAAGCAATCCCAATTTATGCCGCCATGATGAGCGGCAAGATGACTACCGCTGTTTCCATGCTTCAGCAGCAAGCTGATGCTGCTCGAAATTCCGGAAATGAGGCTGCTGCAAAGGGTTTGGAAGACCAAATCAGGTTCATTGAGAATGACCCCGCTGCTGCAAAAACCGCTTATGGCGTAACAATGGCAGCGTTGATGGGGCCAGATAAGTTCGCTGATACTTACAATATCATGGAGACAAATCTTCGTGAAAATGAACTGCAACCGGAAAAACTAAAGGAAATTCAAAACAAGAACATCCAAGCAGCAAGTGGCGCTGGATTCAAAGTTCAGCGAGCGGATATTTTGCCAAACGGAACTACCGTTATGGTTGGCGAGGATGGAACGCGCCAAGTTCGTGACGCTGCTGGCAACGTGATAGACGGCACTGACGCCGCTCTTGCGATTGACCAAGCGCAGAACTATGGCGTTAACCTTGAGGTTCGCAAGGCTGGTGGCGCAGCCGCTGCCCGTGGCGCTGCCGAGGCTGCTGCCGCTCCTGCTATTGCCGGAGGCTCTGAGGCAGGAAAGACCGGCATTCAGATGGCAAATGAGGCGTTTACCAGTGCCACCAAGATTTCTGCAAATCAGGCAGATTTGCGCCGGGTAAGAGAACTTGCAGCAAGCGGCGTCAATACTGGCGTCATTGCATCTCGATTGCCAAATTGGTCTGCTGGCGCTGTAGAACTTGCCAACATGAGAAATCAGTTGGGCTTAAATGTCATTTCAGCAGCAAAGTTTGGTGCTTTGTCTGAAGGCGAGTTGAATCTTGCTCTCAACACTGCGCTGCCAACCAATCTCGATCAGAAGGACTTGGTCGCATGGGTTGACCGCAAAATGGCGGCTCAGGAAAAGTTGCGGATGGAATATCTGAAGGTTGCCAAGTTCTTGAGCAAGCCCGGCAACACCTTGGACAAGTGGCTTGAGCAGAATGGCATTGCTCCTGCTGCTGGCGTTGCCCCCGGTGCTCCGGGCGCTGTTCGGCAGCCGGTTGTCTCGGTGGACTACTAAACCATGCCGTACACCATTGTCACCAAGGACAACATTGAAATCCGGAACATTCCGGACTCAGTGCCGCGTGACTCACCAGAATTAAAGGCGCGTGTCGCTCAGGAGCGGCAGAAACTGGCAGGGCAAGCCGCATTCGGCGCCCCCCCGCAACTTGACCCTGAAGGTCAGGTTATCCAGTCTGCTCCTCCTTCCGCGCCTCCTGCTGCGCCCCAGCCCTCAATGGGCGAGCAGTTTGTGCAGTCCGTTGCCAACATCCCGCAGACGCTTGTGGGCGCTGCTGAGACAGCAACCACGCTTGCGACTGGAGCCACTACCGGCCCCATGTTCACGCTTGGCAACACGCTGAAGCAGATTGTTTCTGAGTTGCTGCAAGGCCGCGACATTGCCGAGCCGCAGGCTCAGGAGCGCATCCGTCAGGCCGCAGAACGCGGTATGCAGGCTGGCACTTATGTGCCGCAGACCCGTGCAGGTCAGCAGATTGCTGGCGCTGTAGGTCAGGCTCTCGCGCCTGTTGGCGAGGCTATGCTGCCCCTTACTCCCATGATGGGCAACGCTCCTGCTGCTCTGCCAAGCGCCCGTGCCGCATTGCCTGCTGCTGCTGCAATTACTCAGGAAGTCATCCCCGAGGTGGTGGTTGCTGCAAAGCGGTTGCCGGGCGTTGCCAAGGTCGCTGGCGCTGTAGAAACCTATGGCATAGGCAAGTCCGGTGGCGCTGCCGCAACCCCGCAGGCACTGGAGCGCCGGACAACGATGGGGCAGTTGCCTGTTCCCATCAGGCCAACCAAGGGGCAAGCAGAGCGTACCTTTGAGCAGCAGCGGTTTGAACGCGAGATTGCCAAAGACCCCGAGATGGGCGCTCCGTTGCGCCAGCGGTTTGAGGAGCAGAACCTTCAGGTTCAGCAGAACTTGGACGCCTTCATTGAGGAAACTGGCGCAGAAGCCCCTGACCTCAGAACCATTGGCATCCGCGTTGACGAAGCCCTTCGCGCCCGCGCTGCCCGTGACAAGGCGCGTATCCGCGTGCTGTACAACGCCGCTGACAAGGCTGGCGAGACGGCGCAGAACCTTGAGATGGAAAACGTGGTGTCGTTTCTCAATGAGAACACGCCAGAGATTACCGTTGCCCCAGTCCTCAAGGTTGCCCGTGACAAGGCGGTTCAGTTGGGGTTGGTCAAGGAAGCCGAGGACGGCACACTGATTGCCATACCCGGTACGCTCAAGAATGGCGAACTGTGGCGGCGTTCTGTGCGTCGTGCTGCTGGCGTAGACCCCACCAATGTGGAGTTCTCACGCCGCTTGCAGCGCGTTTACGACAATGAAACAGCAGACCTTGGCGGCAATCTGTACAAGCAGGCCCGTGCTGCTCGCGCTCGATTTGCCCGAGACTACGAGGACGTTGCCATTGTCTCGCGCCTGATGGACACCAAACGCGGGTCAGCAGATCGTGCTGTGGCACTAGAGCAGGCCGTAAACAATACGGTGCTTGGGCCAAACTCTGACATTGATTCACTGCGTCATCTGCGGAAGGTTCTGCAAACGCAAGGCGACGAAGGTCAGCAGGCTTGGCGCGAGTTGCAGGGTGGCTTGCTTGCGGAAATCCGCGACCGCGTGCTGTCCAATGCATCAATGGACACGCAGGGCAACCGCATCGTGTCGCCCGCCAAGTTTGACCGCATCATCACCGACTTGGACAAGTCTGGAAAGTTGGACTTCATTTACGGCAAGAAGGGTGCGGAGAACCTGCGAACACTGAACGATGCGTCGTTGCAGTTGTTCACTGCGCCGCCCAATGCTGTAAACACCAGCAACACGGCATCAGTACTGCTGCAAGCAATTGATACGCTTGCAAGTTTTGGCGTCACTGGGTTGCCCGTCCCAATAATGACGGCACTCAAAAAGACTGGGCAACTCCTTAAAGAACGCAAAATTAAACAGCGCGTCACCGAGGCGCTGGAGTAAATCATGGCAAACAACATTGGCTCCCCGTTCGAGATGTTCACCGACACCAGCGGCAACCCGCTGGAAGACGGGTATCTGTACATTGGCACGGCAGGACTGAACCCCGAAACTAACCCCGTCGCGGTGTACTGGGACGATGGCCTGACACTGGCAGCAGCGCAGCCCGTTCGCACGCTCAACGGCTTCCCGTCGCGTGGCGGCACTGCCTCGCGTCTGTACGTCGGCACGGACTACTCGCTTACGGTTAAGGACAAGAACAGCGTCATCGTGTTCTCAACCCTGACCAACCCGGTCAGCACTGCATCCAGCCTCAATGGCGTTCCTGTGGGCAACGTAACGCCCTCCACGGGCGCTTTCACCACGCTGACCTACAGCACCAGCCTCACCGGCACAGCGGGCGCATCGCTCGGCTGGGTGACGGTCACTGGCGGCTCCGCAGCGCAGGCAATCAACGGGATCTACCGTCCGGCGGTCAACCAGTTTGCGGTTGCGACCAACAGCGTCGAACGGCTTGTGGTGTCATCCGCTGGCACTTGGTCGTACAAGATGACCTCGGGCGGCAACTCGATTGACCTGACCAACGGCACAACGACGTTCCAGATGTACCTTGAGAACCTTCTCAACGGCGCGAATGTTGGTCTCGGCACAAACCATCCGCTCGGTTTCATCACCAACGGCGTCGTTGTTGGTCGTTTCGCTGCTGGCGGTGGTTTGACCATCTCAGCCCCTGCAACTACCACGCTTCCGGCGCTGATATCCACGGGCGCTGCGACCACGCCAACCGTGTCGGTCACGTTTTCTGCAACCGCCATGACCATCAACTGCGCCCTGAGCAACGTGTTTTACACGACCTTTACGGCAAACGTCACGACCGCGCCGTCGCTCACCAACCCGTCTGACGGGCAGACAATCAATTGGTTCATCACGCAGGACGCCACCGGCTCCCGCACGATGACTTGGCCTACGTCGTTCAAGTGGCCCAGTGCGGCTGCTGGCGTGCTAACCACGACTGCTTCGGCAGTTGACTTGGTGGTGGCAACCTACCGCAGCGCAACCGGATTCTGGTACGCCTCAATCATCAAGGACTTGCGGTGAGTTTTGCCGTCAGGACACTGGGCGGCGCAGTTGCGTCGGGTGCGCTGGTCAGTGACCAAGACGCACTGAATTACTCGCTGTCCGGCCTTGGCGGGACGGCAACCGCAACCTACCGCCTTGCGTCCAGTGGCGTTGCGTCCTCAACCGACGGCGTTGGCACGCTGGTAGCGATACCGGGCGAATGGCTGCTGTCGGGTACGGCCTCGCTCTACGAGGCGCAGGGCGTCTGGCAGGCAGGTTCTGGCGTCACCGGAGGCCCGACTGGCTGGGTGGTACTGTCGTCCACTCGAGACTGGACGCTATCTGGCACGAATAACTTCGTCAACCGCCCGTTAATTATTTCCATCCGGTTGGCTTCCACTGGCGCTGTCATCACGACTGCGACCATCTCGTTTGACGTTGACTCAGCCCCTTGAGGACGGAACCATGACTGAACTTCTGTTGTTCATTTGCTTCGCCGCCGTTGCCTATGCGGTTTTCAAATACGCAATTCCGCGCCTGAAGGGCGGTACTAACGCGTCCGGCTCAAAGCCCGGCAACTCCGGCCCCAAGTCGCGGGATTGAGTCGTGGAAATCCTTGGCGCGTTTCAGATGCTAATGGCAGTTGCTATTTCCGTGGCGGGCTGGTTTCTGCGTTCCTTGTGGAGCAACCAGACTGCGCTTGAGAAGACCCTCATGCAGCATCAACTTGAGGCTTCTGAGAAGTTCGTTCGCAAGGACGATTTCCGAGCGGACATTGCTGAAGTCAAAGGGATGCTAGACAAGATCTTCAACCAGTTGAACCAAAAAGCAGACAAGTCGTGAGTTTTGAGCAAGCCGTGGCGATGGTGCTACGTCACGAGGGTGGCTACAGTAACGATAGCCGCGACCCCGGCGGTGAGACCCGCTTCGGCATCAGCAAACGCGCCTACCCCGACGTAGACATCCTGCACCTGACCGAGGATGAGGCTAAGGCCATCTACCGGCGGGACTACTGGGACACTTTGCGTCCTGACGAACTTCCGCAGGAACTTGCCATCTGCCTGTTCGACGCTGCCGTGAACATGGGGCGCGACAAGGCTGTCAGACTGCTTCAGAGGGCTTGCGGCGTTGCTCAGGATGGCGTCATAGGGGGCAACACCATTGCCGCCGCTAATCGCCTCCCAGAGGCCGTGGTGCGGTTCTCTACAGAGCGTGCCATTGCCTACACCGGCATCCGTGGGTTCGATACTTTTGGCAAGGGTTGGCTGCGGCGTACCTTTGCCGTGGCACTGGAGGCTTCCAAATGACCCCCATCCTCGGTGGCCTGCTCGATGCCGGGCTGAGAATACTGGACAAGGTGATTCCTGACCCGCAAGCCAAAGCGCAGGCGCAGTTGGAGTTGCTGAAGTTGCAACAGGCCGGTGAGTTCCGGCAGATGGAAGCCGACCTGCAACTGGCACTGGCGCAGACTGAAATCAACAAGGTGGAAGCCGCTGCACCGGATGCCTTCCGTGGAGGGTGGCGGCCGGCTGCCGGCTGGGTCTGCGTGGCAGGCTTGGCGTACCAGTTCCTGTTTCAGCCCCTAGCCGCGTGGTCTAGCGGCATTCAGGGCTGGCCTGCCCCGCCCGTGCTGCAACTGGGCGACCTCTACGGCCTGCTCTTCGGTATGCTGGGCTTGGGTGCCTACCGTTCTGTAGAGCGCGTCAAGGGCAAAGCCTAGCCCGCGCAGATGACGCACAAGCGGTAGGGTGTCTCGCCAATCGCCTGATTGCGACAGACCCAGCAAGGCCCGTCGCCCTTAAACTTTCCCGCTTTCAGTCGCCTGATTGCCCGCCGCCTGATGAAATACGCCCTGCGGTCTTTCATGGCTTCCAGTCAATGTTCAGGCAATCGCTGCACAGCACCACCGGGCCGCGTTTGTTGACTGAGCGACGGCAAACCCAGCAATGGTTTGGCCCGGCGTAAATGAGCGCCAAGTTGTGAACCTTGACTCGCGCCTTCTCAACGACCCACTCAGAATCGAAGTACTTGAGCCGCCGCTCATTCATGCATGGCTTGCACTCATGCCGCCTGCCGCCGTCGTGATTGTATTCCGCAAACTCCGTCAGCGGCTTCTCAACATGACAGACGCGGCAGGTGCGGGTGGTCATATCAGTCGGCAATCTTGTTGAACAAGCCAATCGGGATGTGAACGCATGGCTCAATGTCCCCATTTTGACCACGGCTGTTGCCACCTAATTTGACCTCCGGCACGAAATCGTCAGTTGCCTTAAAAGACCACAGTCCATCAGGCCACCTGACAAACAGCACGAACGGCTTTTTGAATTCCTGCGCGTACCGCATACCGCGCTCCCACTTGGAGCAACTTAGCAGCAGCGTGTCGTACTTCGTTTTCCGCTGCTTGAACTCAGCAAACGCTAGCACTTCATCGCCCTTGCATAGCGCCCAGTCAAAGGAGTACTGATTTTCGCTCAGTTTTTTCGCGGTGATGCCGTACATGGAACGCAGCACTTCAGCCGTTTCCGCTTCGTGGCGCAGATCCTCTGAAGTTTCGTTGCGCGGTCGCCAACCGGGGTAGTCGCTCATTTCCGTTCCTTGAAATCCGCGCAGACCCGCTTGTGACCCCAATGGTCGGGGCTGGCGTACTCCCAACGCAACCCCTTCGACTTGTAGAACCTCGGCTTGTGGTTCTTTCCGCACGGACTGCGCCAGTCCCATTCGGACATGGGCGTGTAGTGGATACACTTGTAGCAGTTAACGGCTTTCACGCTGCCACCCGTAGTCGGCCATTACGTCGGCTTCCGTCTCGCCTGTGCAGATGCGTGTGTAGGCCGCCTGTAGCCAATGGTCGCCAATGATGTAGCCGGGGTGACGCTTAGGCTCCTCACCCCTCGCACGGATGGCATTGGCAACGCCACTGGGGCAGGTGTCGCACAACGGCTCGTAGGACTCAGCCACCAGCGCACACGCCTCGCGCTCAGCAGCGACCGCAGCCTTCACCATTGAGGCCTCATAGCACTGCACGCAGTACAGCGCCCAACCTTCTGCTGCGCTCTTGCCGCACTCACCGCAGGTTGCGTTCACGCCCTTCTCCTCGTCCATTCCCACACCGACAGCACGATGTAAGCCGCTGCCGTCAACCACACCGCCACGCAGATGCTGGTAGCGGCAACCACGGCGTAGCCAAACAGTTCTAACTCAGTCATCGCAGCACCTCCGGCTTGTGTACGTTGCGCCGCAGCATTTCGTTCTCCTCGCGGAGAAAGTGGTTGTCGATAACCACACGCTCCAGTTCGGCCTGCAAGGCGCGGAGCCGGGTTTCCATGTTTGCCATGCGGTCTAGTAGGTCAAAGTCGGCTTGGTTCACGAAATAGCCTCCTCAAAGAACAAATCTTGCTGTGCCGTTGCGTGTTTGATTCGCTCGTGAGCAATGGCGATGTACTCAGGATTTAACTCACACAGCACAGCATTGCGACCCAACTGGTTTGCGACCATTGCCGTCGTTCCGCTACCGCCAAATGGGTCTAGCACCGTGTCACCTAGTGCGCTACCGGCAAGGATGCATGGCTCGATAAGGTCGGGCGGGAACGTGGCAAAGTGAGCGCCGGAGAAGGGCTTGGTTGTTACCGTCCAGACGCTGCGCTTGTTTGCCTTTGTATATTCGCTGCTGACGTTTCCTGACTTCGTTGCGTGTTTCGGGTCATCGCTGTCGCCATATTTATCGCCGCCAAACCTTATGCCTTCGCTTTTTGACTTGGCATCTTCTTTTATCGCTTCATTGTCAAAAAAATACTTTTCCGACTTGGACAGCAGAAAAATGTACTCATGCGCCTTGGTACAGCGGTCAGTCACGCTTTCCGGCATTGGGTTCGGCTTGTGCCAGATGATGTCTTGGCGCAGATACCAGCCGTCTGCTTGCAGGGCAAAGGCTACGCGCCACGGGATGCCCATTAAATCTTTTGGCTTAATCTCGGTGTCAAATGCGGGAATTCTCCATTGGAATTTGCTTCCGTCGCCTGCGTTCCATTTAACAGAGGTCTGGATAGGTTTAATTTCTTGTTTTGCACCAACTCCGGGAGATTCTTTGCGACCACTCCTATTCATGCTTGCGTATGAGTCGCCCAGATTCAACCACAGCGTTCCATCGTCCCGCAGAACCCGACGCACCTCGCGGAACACCTCAACTAGTTTTCCCACAAACTCGTCAGGCGTCGGCTCCAACCCAATCTGCCCATCGTTTCCATAGTCCCGCAGCCCGAAGTACGGCGGCGAGGTGACGCAGGTCTGTACAGACTTCTCCGGCATTGTTCGCATCATTTCGCGGCAGTCGCCTTGCAGAATTTCGTACTTCACAGCGCCGCCCTCAGTTCTTCCATCTGCCCTTCTGTTTTGCGGACTTGCTCGTTCAGCAGGTCAATCAGGTGGCGCTGGGTTTGCAACGTCACGTTGAGCGCAGCAATGGTTTTCCGCTGTGCAGTGATGGTGCTGTCAGCACGCAGAGTTGCCTCTTTGTACCGGGCAAACTGCACTTGTTCTTCCTGCGTCATTGCCGATACCAAGTGGCAAACAGCCATCCGCAAGCCACGCCAAACAACCAGATGATCATTCTTTTTGCTCCTGCCTTGCGGCCTTGTGTCTCGCTAACCACGCCTCGCGCAGCAACCGCACAGTCTCAAAATGCGGGTACAGAACGCCGGTGCGGGCTTCGGTGAGGATGCGGACGGCAGAGGGTTCTGCCGCCTGCGCTAACCCGCGCCGATAGTCGGTGCGGGTTTTCTTCATCAGAACGGGATTTCCGAGTCAAACTCCTCGGGCTGTGCCGGAGCCTTTGCGCCCCACGCAGAGGGCTTCATAGGCGTGTTGGCTACCTGTGCCGGGGCATCGCCCTGTTCGCCAGTCTCACGGCCTCCCATGAGCGTCAGGCGCTGAACGTCGCAGGTGATGGCGGCTCCGGGCGTGCCGTCCTTCTTGGCATACGTCCGCAAGTTGAAATCGCCTGCCAGTGCGACCTGCTTGCCCTTGGTGAGATACGGCCCGAGCTTCTGCGCCCGGTCGCCCCACAAGGAGCAGTCAACCCACAGCGTCTGCTTGTTCTCGCCGCGACCAATGTCCACGGCAACGCTGAAGTTCACCACTTCCTTGCCCGAGGGCAGGGACTTCAGAACCGCCTCGCTACCGAGACGCCCAGCAATCGTAATCAAGTTCACTTCACTTCCCCTTCAATTTCGCCCTTCCGGGCCATACCGGCAGCGGTTGCCGCCGACTTGTCACTTTCCGGCAGGCGCTTGATGTCGCGCCACACCTCGCGCAGTTCCTCCACGGTGGTTGCCGCAGCGATTGCCCGCAGTACGGCTTCCAGTTCCATGTCGGAGGAAACCATCTCAATCATTCGCGGCTCTGCCATCTGCGCCATGCGCGGAGGTTCCGGCGCAAAGTCCTGCACCTCTTCCGGCGTGTAGACGCCAACCGTGACGCCCGGATAAACCGTGCGGATGCCTTCGCTGATGCAGCGCGACCGCAGCATTTGGCGCGGGTACTGCCGCCATGTGGGATTCTTGGTCAACCCGGCAGTCTGCGCTTGGGCGACCGTCCAAGTGATGTCCACGCGACCTCCTGCGGGGTGCGAGAACGTGCCAGTCACCTCGGCGTCCGTGTAGGTCTTCCAGTTGACCGTGCCGCCTGCGGCCTGAAACCGCGACAGCATTGCGTCGGCCTTGAGAGTCGGGCGACCGTTGATGACATGGTAGTGGGTGGCAGCGATTGCCGGGTGCATCCCCTCGGCCTGCGCGACCAACATGAGGGCGATTGCTTGGTCAACCGTTTTCACGCCAAACAGACTGGAGGAGGAAATGGCTTTTGCCATCCGCTCAATGTCGTTGAAAGGAACAATTGCGTTCATCAGATGTTTTCCTTGATGGTTGCCATTACGGCGTCGATGTCAGACAAAAACCCCATGATTTCGGACTGCAAACGTCCAATGTACTCAGCGTCACGGGGAACGCGCTGAATGAAAAGCCGGTACTCCGGCGGCAGTCGCGGGTCAAAGGACACGAAGTCTGCCCATTGCAGATTGCACAGCCACATCCCGCCTTGCAACTGAGCCATGTGATCACTGTCCATGCCGTTGACCAGTGTTTGCAGATGGGTCGCGGTGTTGGGGCATTTGATTTCCAGCAACCCTTCCATGTCCACGATGCCGTCCGGGCTGCACCCGGTAGCGAGCGTGGCGTGACGCACGAAGCCCATTGGAGCCACGGAGAATCCGGTCTTGGCTTCGTAGGCGGCGAGGGCTACGGGTTCTTGGTCAATGCCCCACTGCATCGCGGCGTTAACGTAGTGCTGCACTGGCGTGCCGCTGATGCGCTCCGCGACCTTCTCCCAGAGATAGGTGCTGCGAGCGGCAGTTGGCTGACCCTTGGCGGTCTTTGCCATCAGATGCTTGAACCCGGAGCCGGTGGGAAACCCGCACCGGGCTTGCAGCCAGTCGTGGCTGCGCTGCTCAAGTTGACTCGAATCCTTCATCACAATCTCCTCTGTTGGGCGTGAAAGTCTATTCTCAGTTTACCGGGCAGGTCAAGCGGCTTTGACTGCCGATTCCTTCAGTGACCGCGACAGCAGCGATACCCGCAGCGCTGCGAGACTGGCGTCCTCAAAGTGACCCATGCGCGAGTCATGCAGGATGTCCTCGCACAAGTCGCTGATGCGGTTGCAGACGGCCTTGACCAGTGCGTCATCGCTCTTGCGGATGAGGACGTAGAAATCAAGCGCGGCTCCGTAGATGGGCGTCCGCAGCAGTTCCACGTTGTCCAGACTGACGCACCAGTCATCAAAGACCGCCGTTGGCGGGGCGTAGTTGGTCATGGTGATGTTCATGCCGACACCGCCTCATCATAGACGGACTCAAACAGCGTGTTGCTTGTCTCAAGCAAATCAGCAGCGTCAACCCATTTTCCGTGCGGTTCAGTGGCGCAGAAGAAATCTGCCTCGCACTCGCCATCAGTGACGTAGGTTTCCCAATACAGTCCGTGCAGGAAAAAATGCACAAACTTCTCATGCCCACGGACTGCCCGGTGGCGCATCTCACGGGCGCGAGCGTTGTGCAGCAACTCAATCTGACGCTTCACCATCTGAGCGGTGAACGTCTCGCTGTTCCGCAGGAACTCGCAGCGGTCATTGACCAACGAGTACAGATTGGCACTGTCCTGCGCCTCTGCAATGGTCTTGATGGCAGTGGTTTGGCTAGGGAACATTGCCAACATCTGTCCGGAAAGCGAAACTTCCCAAAGCACAAACGGCCCGGGGTCACTTGTCTCAGTGTGACCAATGAGACTCAGTAGCGTGTCGGGAAACACTTCAACAGATTTTGTGGTCATTCGGAAATCTCCGTGGTCTGAGGGCAGCGACCGTCGCAGTCGTTGCCAATGTGAGCGATGAGGAACAGCGCGAACAGGACAAGCAGGGGACGCGCAGAGTGCTTCTGCGGCTTGCGCTTGACGTAGTTGGACGGGTGCAGCAGCCACTTCGTACCGGCAGCCTTGATGGCTTCGGCACGCTTGCGTTGCAGCGAAAGCAGTTCTTGCTGCACTACCGGGCGGGTCATGGGGTTCATGCGCCCACCTTGAGACGGTAGCCCGTTACGTCGCACTGGAACTTGGCGGGAACCTTGCAGAAGTCGCCGTCCTGAAAGTGGCTCGGAAACTTAAAGTCCTCGTCCAGATAGGCGTAGGACAGGCGAGCAAGGCTTTCGGGGTCTTGCTTGTCGTAGCGACGGCGCGTGATGGCAACGTCGTAGCGGTGGCCTTCCGGGGCCGGGAACAGATTGATGTGACGGCGCAGGTCGGCGTAGGTCTCGAAGTGGTGCAGGTCTTCGATGTCCTCGAACTCAAGTTCGACATCTTCCAGAACCCACTCGTATGCAATCAGACTCATGTTGCTCTCCTTCGTTGGAGCGGCTCACTGCCGCCTTGGAAAGAAGTAAACCACGAATTGACTGGGGGTGTCAACTGATGTTGCAAACTTTTTTTTTGCTGCCACAATCCTGCCCATGAACACTCAAGACGCAGTTGCCTTTTTCGGCACGAAAACTCAAATCGCCAAGTTGCTTGGCATCAGCAAGCAGGCCGTGAGCCGCTGGAAGAACAAGATCCCGCTGCGCCAAGCGTTACTGCTGGAGCAGGCGTCCTACGGAAAACTGACTGCCGAACGCCCGGTGTTTCGTCATCAGGGGCGGGCATGAGCCTCTCAAAAGTCATCAGGACGCCCTACAGGGCTGGCGTAGACGCTCACGTTCGTGACGGCGTGGTGGCGCTCAAAAACATTGTCGGCATTCAGGGAAGCGAATACGAAGACCCCGGCAGCGTCGTGTACCTGAACCGGCAAGAGGTCATTGAACTACGCGAGTGGTTTGATGAAGTGCTAAGTAACGACCACGTTTGGGAAGTTGACGGGATGATTTCTTCAAGAAACATCCGCTGGCCTGAATAGGTTGCTGATAGCAAAACGCTAGCATTTCGCTAGCAATCTGATGACAACAACCAAACGCGCTTGCGTTTCATTTTTTACTGTGTTGAGATTGAGATAAGGAGACAGATATGCGAGACAGAACAGAAGCCGCGAAGGCTGGGCGTATCACTTACGAAGGCAAGCCCTGCGTTCATGGACACGGGATGGAGCGTTACGTCCTATCGAACGGATGCGTTATCTGCGACCGAAACAACGCCAAGCGCAAGTACGAGCAGCGCAAGGCAGTTACTGCGGAGTTGAAGGCGATGCGCCAAGGAGGTTGACATGGCACTCAGGCCAAAAAACTGGGACAAGTTTCAGCACTACAAGCAGCGGTGTCCACCGTGGATAAAGGTTTACAGAACCTTGCTGGATGACCGTGACTTCATGTGCTTGCCTGTTGCTAGCAAGGCGCTAGCGGTCATGCTGTGGTTGCTAGCAAGCGAACACACCGAGGGCGTAATTGAGGGGGTTCCGGCTGATTGGTCGTTCCGTCTCAGGATGACTGACAATGAGTTGCTCGTAGCACTTAAGCCATTGATTGATAACGGAATGTTTGAGGATGCTAGCATGATGCTAGCAGAGTGCTTGCAAGATGCTTGTCCAGAGAGAGAGGGAGAGGACAGAGACAAAGGGCAGAAACAGAAAAAAAACGGCGCTAGAGCGCCTAGGGTTTTGGCTGAGGATTTGGAACTTCCCTTTGGCATCAACCAACCTGCGTGGCAGGAGTGGCTGTCGTTCCGCAGGGAGCGGAAGTTTCCGGTCAGCGTTACGGTACTTCGGAAGCATCTGAATCTGCTCGCGCCCTTCGATGCTGCTACCCAGCAAGCGATGATTGACTCGTCCATCTCGTCCAGTTGGCAGGGTTTGTTTGCGCCTAAGGGCGTCAAGCCTGCTGCGGGTGGCGCGAAGCCTCCTATGCCTCCAATGCTCATCGACGGCGTTTGGAACCCTGAACACAAGGCGTGGATGGAGAAATACTCATGAGCGCCGAAATGCTTCTCTCGCGGCTGTCCAAAGTCCGGCAGACCGGGGGCGACAGGTGGGTCGCCAGTTGCCCCTCGCACGATGACCGTGGGCCGTCGTTGTCCGTTGCGGAGCGGGACGGCAAGTTGCTGCTGCACTGTTTCGCGGGGTGCGCGGCAGAGGACGTTCTCGGGGCAGTGGGGCTGCGCTGGACTGACGTTTTGCCGGAACGCATGGGCGAGTCGCGTCCGCAGCCAATCCCTGCGATGCAGGTGCTGGAAGCCGTTACGCACGAAATCATGGTTGCGGCACTGTTGGCGACCGAATTGGGCTACGCTCAGGCGAGTCAACGGTTGATTGAATCCGGCTCGCGGCTCAATGCTGCGCTGACGTTGCTGGGGCATGAACCTGCCAGCCTGAAACAAACACGAAGGGCAATGCGATGAACGATTTTCTGGTGAACCTTGCGACCAAGCGCAACCCAGCGCTCGCGGGGATGTTGGTAACGGGCGTGTCCGCTGAGTTGGAGGCGATGCCTGAGCGTCGCTTGGTGGATGTGGGCCAGTTGTCGCCGAGCGATGTCCTTGCCCGTTGGCACAAGCGCCAGAGCGATTGGCAGACCATACCGGCTGACCCTACGGGGGCGAATCTGCGGCTGTACCCCGGCGGCGTGTCGGTCTGGTCGGGCTATCCGGGCGAGGGCAAGACCACGCAGTTGCGGCAGATGGCGATTGCGATGGCGGGGCGTGGTGAGCCGACGTTCTTTGCCTCACTGGAGGAAGACCCAGAAGACCTACTGCTGCGGCTCTGCATGGTGGCAAACGGGCTGCGCGAGGTGGAGCATGAGGAAACCTTTGGGGACTTCCTGCACTGGTCGCGGGAACGGTTGTACGTCTGGGGCGTCGTGGGCAGCGCGTCGGGTACGGAACTGCTTGCGGTCATCCGGTCGCTGGCACGGCGAGGGCTGAAGCAGGCCGTCATCGACTCGCTGATGTGCTTGGACGTTGCCAACGATGATTTTGAGAAGCAGCGGCAGTTTGCGAATGCGGTTGCAGCTACGGCTCGGGTGTCGGGCGTCCACATTCACCTCGTGGTTCACCCGCGCAAAATCATCAGCCGCGACATCGATCCGGACATCAACGATGTGGCCGGCGCGAGGGAAATCGCGGGCATTGCGGACAACGTCATTTTCGTTCGGCGTGGCCCGGACGACATGGGGACGGACTTTGCGAAGTCCTCGCTCGTCCACGTTCTGAAAAATCGACACGGGGGTTGGTGCGGAAAAATCCACGCCTACTTCCGCAAGGACTTTGGGCAGGTGCATGACCGCCCGGACATGGTGAAGCCCATCACGTTTTGCGATGGGAGGCCGCGATGACTGAGCCGCTGAAGTGCGATTTCATCGTGGAGATTGTCCCTGAGGCTTGGCGCCGGGCGCGGGTCATGCGGCTGAAGCGGGGAGTCCGGCACTTCACGGACGCCAAGACCCGAAGTTACGAAGCCCAGATTGGGTTTGCCGCCAAGTTAGCAATGCGGGGTCAACCGCTGCTTTCGGGGCCAGTCAGCGCGGTTATGACGTTCAGCCTCCCAATACCGCCCTCTTGGTCGCTCAGGAAGGCGCTGGAGGCGAGTTTAGGGCAGACCCTTCCCACGGTAGCCCCCGACCTCGATAACCTCGCCAAGGCGATTCTAGACGGTTGTAACGGGGTGGTGTTTGAGGATGACAAGCAGGTGGTTAAACTCTGTCTCACCAAGCGGTACGCGCAAGCCGGGCGTGTCGCAGTGAGCTTCGAGGAAATCCGGACATGACCAAACTGTTTCAGCCCCCTGAGCCTGAGGTGGAAGCCGCCCAGAACAAGACCGTTTTGGAACTGATGCAGCAGGGCTATTCCTGCCGTAAAGCAGCAATGTCAGTGGGACTGACAATCAACGGGTTTTTGAATCGAGTCAACGCAGATGCGACACTTGCGGCGCAGTACGCGAAAGCCAGAGATGCCATGCTTGAGAAGATGGCAGATGACACGCTGGATATTGCTGACCAAGACCCTGCGATGACGGCAGAGGGCAAACTGGATGGCGTGTCGGTTGCTCATGCAAGGCTGCGGGTTGATACGCGCAAATGGCTTCTGAGCAAACTTGCCCCGAAGAAGTACGGGGACAAGTTGGAACTCTCGGGCGATGCTGCAAACCCGATTGCGGTGCAGCGGATTGAGCGGGTCATCGTCAAGCCCAAGCCGTGACAACGCTCAAGATTCAGACGCCTGAGTGGGCAGAACCGCTGCTGCATCCGGCGCGGTACAAAGGCGCGTGGGGCGGGCGAGGCAGTGGCAAGAGCCATTGCTTTGCTGAACTGCTCATTGAGGCGCACATCCTCGATCCGGACACCAGCAGCGTCTGCGTCCGCGAGATTCAGAAAAGCCTTGCCCAGTCCGTGAAGCGGCTGTTGGAACTCAAGATTGAGGAACTGGGCGTCTCAGACCTGTTTGAGGTGCAGGAGTTCGTCATCAAGCGCCGCAATGGTCGCGGCTTGATTCTGTTTCAGGGAATGCAGAACCACACCAACGACAGCATCAAGTCGCTGGAAGGATTTGACCGGGCGTGGGTTGAGGAGGCGCAGAGCATCAGCCAGCGCAGCCTTGATATGCTGCGACCGACCATCCGCAAGCCCGGCTCTGAGTTGTGGTTCAGTTGGAACCCGGCGTCCGCGAACGACCCCATTGACCAGTTGCTGCGTGGCGACAATGCGCCTCCGGGCGCGGTCGTGGTCAAGGTCAACTGGATGGACAACCCGTGGTTCCCTGACGTACTCCGCAAGGAAATGGAGTTTGACCAACGGCGCGACCCTGACAAGTTCGCCCACGTTTGGGGCGGTGCGTACCTGACGCGCAGCAATGCTCGCGTGTTCCGCAACTGGCGGGTGGATGAGTTTGAGGCTCCTGCCAATGCCATGTTCCGCTTTGGCGCGGACTGGGGCTTTGCCAGTGACCCGACAGTGCTGATTCGGTGCTACGTCGAAGGCAGGACGCTGTACATTGACCATGAAGCCTACCAAGTGGGCTGCGAGATTGTGGACACGCCTGACCTGTTCCTGACCGTGCCAGAGGCTGAGAAGTGGCCTATCGTGGCAGACAGCAGTCGCCCGGAAACCATCAGTCACATGAAGAAGAACGGCTTTCCGAAGATACTGGGCGCGGTCAAGGGGCCAAGGTCAGTGGAGGAGGGCGTTGAGTTCCTGAAGTCACACGACATCGTGGTTCATCCCAGATGCCAGCACGTTGTGGATGAGTTGACGCACTACGGCTACAAAACAGACCCCACGACTAGTGCCGTCCTGCCGATACTTGAGGACAAGCACAACCACCTGATTGACGCGCTGCGCTACGCACTGGAAGGCACAAGGCGCATTCAGCAGCAGAAACCACCCAAAGTCGTGATTTTGCCCACCGCAAGCCGCTGGTAGAGAATCCAGCCCAAACGTGAGGGCCAACATGGCACGCATTTCCAATTCCCAAAGGCTGTCAACGCTTCACTCTGAAGCGATGGCCCAGTTTGACCGCATCCAGACTGCTCTGAAAGACGAGCGGCAGCAGTGTCTGCAAGACCGGCGGTTCTACTCCATCGCTGGCGCTCAGTGGGAAGGCCCAATTGGTGAGCAGTTTGCCAACCGACCCAAGTTGGAGGTCAACAAAGTCGCCCTTGCCGTAACTCGCGCCATCAGCGAGTACCGCAACAACCGCATCACGGTCGATTTCGTGAGCAAGGACGGCAGCAAGGATGACAGCCTTGCCGACGCCTGTGACGGCCTGTACCGGGCAGACGAGAAGGACAGCGGGGCTGAGGAAGCCTACGACAATGCCTTTGAGGAGGCTGCTGGCGGCGGGTTTGGCGCGTGGCGTCTGACCACGGTCTACGAGGACGAGGGCGACCCGGACGATGACCGGCAGCGCATCCGCATTGAGCCGATATTCGACGCTGACTCCTGCGTGTTCTTTGACCTCGATGCCAAGCGGCAGGACAAGGCAGACGCCGCGTGCTGCTACGTCCTTACGGCAATGACCCCGGAAGCGTACCGGGCTGAGTGGGACGAAGACCCGTCCACGTTCCCCAAGGATGTCAGCCAGACCGAGTTTGACTGGTTCACACCCGACGTTGTGTTCGTGGCTGAGTACTACCGGGTGGAGGAGAAGTCCGAAACCATCCGCATCTACCGGATGCTGGACGGCAGCGAGGAACGCCACGCCCCGGCAGACTTTGAGAATGACCCTGAACTTGAGGAGCGGCTCCTCGCCATTGGTGCGGTAGAAGACCGTCAGCGCAAGATTAAGCGCAAGCGCGTCCGCAAGTACATTCTGAGTGGCGCGAAGGTGCTGGAGGATGTCGGCTACATCGCGGGCAACAACATCCCCATCGTGCCGGTGTACGCAAAGCGTTGGTTCGTGGACTCCATCGAGCGGTGCATGGGCATCGTGCGACTGGCGAAAGACCCGCAGCGCCTGAAGAATATGCAACTCAGCAAACTGGCTGAGATTTCTGCGCTGTCCTCGGTTGAGAAGCCCATCCTGACGCCTGAGCAGATTGCCGGGCATCAGGTGATGTGGGCAGAGGACAACCTCAAGAACTACCCGTATTTGCTCATCAACCCGATTACCGACCAGAACGGCAATCAGGCGCCGTCGCCCCCGGTTGGTTACACGCGCTCGTCTGCTATCCCGCCTGCTATGGCGGCACTCCTGCAAATCACCGAGCAGGATATGCAGGACGTTCTGGGCAACCAGCAGAACGGCGAGCAGATGGTCAGCAACATCTCCGGCAAGGCCGTGGAGATGATTCAGAACCGGCTCGATACGCAGACCTTCCTGCTGCTGTCCAACTTTGCCAAGGGCGTCAGACGCTCAGGCGAGATTTGGCTGGGCATGGCGCGTGATGTCTACATCGAAGCCCAGCGGCAGATGAAGTCTGTTGGCTCGCAGGATGAGGTCAGCACGGTTGAGTTGCAGCGCCCTGTCATTGACGACAAGGGTGCGTTGGTGCTTCAGAACGACCTGAGCCGGGCGTCCTTTGACGTATCGGTTGACGTTGGCCCGACCAGCAGCAACAAGCGTGCCTCGACGGTGCGTGCGCTGACTTCCATGATGGCGATTTCGGATGACCCGGAAACCAAGATGGTTCTTCAGGCAATGGCGCTGATGAACATGGAAGGCGAGGGCATTGCCGACATCCGCGAGCACTTCCGGCAGAAACTGCTGATGATGGGCGTTGTGAAGCCTACCGAGGAAGAAGCCGCGAAACTGGCTGAGATGGCGCAGAACCAGCAGCCTGACCCGCAGGCCGTCTACCTGCAAGCCGCAGCAGAGCAGGCGCTTGCCGAGGCTACCAAGGCGCGTGCTGACACTGTGCTGACTGCCGCGAAGGCTGAGCAGGCCAAGGCGCAGACGCTCAAGACCGTTGCCGAGACGGACGCAGCAGAGCAGAAGCAGGCGCTTGAGGTCATTGACCGCTTTGGCGTGAACCGGCAGATTGGGCAGCCGCAGGGTTCGGAGGTTGACCAGTTGCTTCAGGCGTACGCGCCAGAGTTGCAGTAATGGCAATGACGCGCCAGCAACTTGAGCAGCAGTTGGTTGCAGCGCACCGCACGAAAAACGTGCAGGCAGCGCAGCAGGCGGCGTATGCCATCCGCGCTTACGACCAGAATATGCTGTCCGCGCAGGTTCCCAGTATCAACGCGCCACCGCCCATTGACCGCGTACCGAAGCCGACCTTTGGGTCATGGCTTGGTAACGTCACTGCTGGCATTGGCGAGGGGCTTGGCGAGCAGGTGCAGGGGCTTGGCGGCATGATTCAGCGTGGCGTCACGGCGTTCGCGCAAGACCCACTGAAGGCTTCTGCTGCGGCGTTTATGACCGCGCTTGAGCCAGCACGGCAGGGCTTCACGCAGCCTGTGCAAGCAGCAAAGGACGTTGGCACGGGCATCGTTGAGACTGGTAAACAGATGTACCAGCAAGCGACCAGCGGCCCGATTGGGCTGGGTCAGACGATGGGGCAGATGATTGACCTGCCCGGCCCGAGTCTGCCCGGTGGCAAGCGCCGTCCGACGATGGCTGAGTTGGATGTCTACCACGGCACGCCGCATACGTTTGACCCTGAAACAGGTGCGCCGCTGGGTCGGTTCCGGTCTGAGAAGATTGGTACTGGTGAGGGGCAGCAGGCTTATGGCTATGGGTTGTATTTCTCAGAATCTCCAAGTGTTGCAAAGTCTTATCAAAACACTGTCTCAGCAATCCACAAAAGCGGAAAACCTACTATAGAAGGCAATCCAATAAATTGGAATGACCCAAGACAAACTGCTGCTTTTGAACTATCAAGACACAATGGCGATAGAGCCGCTGCGGCTGACTTCCATGCAAGGATGTTTCTTGGGGGAGAAGACAACCCAGCGGTAAAACTTTTAAGGTCAGGCGAGCCATTGCCAGCAGTTGATATGCCGGGCAAGTTGTATCAGGTTGACCTTCCGGATGCCAAGATTGAGCAGATG